AATCAATCGCCGAAGGCAAATCCTCCCGTCCGTGATCGGGTGGCTGCTGTGCAAGCTGTTCTGGAGAACGGGAAAGGTGAGGTCCGCGTCCAAATAGCGAGTTGTTGCAAACGAACGATTGAGTGCCTCGAGTTGCAGAGCTATACGGAAAAAGGCGACCCTGATAAGGAAGGCGGATACGACCATATGAACGACAGTTTGGGTTACCTCGTCTGGCGTGAGTTCAATCCTCTGCACGCTCGTGCTGGTCGTGGCACGGGGATCCGGTTATATTGATTGCACTGAACTTTGCCCCTGGGGGGATCCCCGGTCTATGCGCCGGTCCTCCTCTCTTAAACCGGACTATCGGACGCGGTGGATTGATGGAGGCAGCAAGGTTTGGGGCATTGAAAGGGGGGCTGGCTTTCTAAGCCGCTCCCCTTTCTTGTGTCTGTAGTTCTCTCGATTAACATCGAAATATCAGGTGGAGCAGCGCTGTGTATTCAGGCTTTACGAATGTTGGCCGTCAGCGCGTCGGCACTGTTACTAATGTCAACGACCCAAATACTGCGTGGATCAACATGGAGCCTCACTGGCTCCTGATTGAGGTGTTGCTGCAGGGCACTTATGGGATCAGAAAAAAACACCGTACATATCTCCCGCAGGAGCCCCGCGAGTTAGACGAGGCGTATGACAATCGACTGCTACGGAGCGTTCTGTCTCCGTACTACGTGCGACTCGAACGGATGCTGGCGGGCATGTTGACCCGGAAACCTGTCCGTTTAAATGACGTTTCAGATCAGGTGATCGAGCATCTGTTCAACGTTGATTTGCAAGGCAATGACCTCAACGTTTGGACTTACGAAACAGCTCGTAAATGCATCCGCTACGGCCATGTAGGCGTGCTGGTTGACGCTCCTGCCGCTGGTGAGAACGGTCGGCCCTACTGGGTGACCTATACGCCACGCGACATCCTTGGATGGCGTACCGAGATCAGAGACGGACAGCAGCGGTTAACGCAGCTGCGGCTTATGGAAAAGATCGTCGTTGCTGACGGCGACTATGGCGAACAGCATGTGGAGCAGATCCGGGTGCTCACGCCCGGCACGTTCGAGATCCATCGCAAAGATGAGGCCGGCGATTTCAGGGTTGTAGAGGAGGGCACCACCAGCCTCTCGGAAATCCCGTTCGCTGTTGCCTACTCAAACCGCGCCAACATCCTCGAGTCCACGCCGCCTCTAACTGACATTGCTGAGCTGAATCTGCAGCACTATCAAACGCAGAGCGATCTCAGCAATCAATTGCACATCAGTGCCGTACCGATGCTGGCTTTTTATGGCTTCCCGCAGGCAGCGGAGGAGGTCAGCGCCGGCCCTGGAGAGGCGATCGCCTTTCCTGCTGACGGACGGGCGGAGTACATCGAGCCCGGCGGGCGCAGCTATGACGCGCAGTTCAAACAGCTAGATCGAATCGCTGATCAAATCAACAGCTTGGGTCTTGCTGCAGTTCTGGGGCAAAAGCTAGGGGCTGAAACGGCAGAGGCCAAACGGATCGATCGCAGCCAAGGCGACAGCACCATGATGGTGATCGCGCAGCAGATGCAGGATCTGATCGACAACTGCCTTCAATTTCACGCTGACTACCTGCAGGAGCGGGAGCCAGGCACCAGCTTTGTTAATCGGGACTTTCTCGCCTCGCGCCTTGATCCGCAGGAGATCCAAGCGTTGCTCGCCCTCTATACGACCGGCACGATCACGCAAAAAACACTGCTTGATCAGCTGGAAGCTGGAGAGGTTTTAGGTGATGAGTTCGATGTGGATGAGGAGCTGGAGGCGACACAAACTGGCGGGCTGATCGAGATGAATCAGCCGGATCAGCAGGCCCGAGCGGTTATGCCTGAGGCCGAGCCTGAAGAGGAGCCAACCGAGAGGATCCCTGACTGATGGGCTGGATGAATCGGCGATCAAAGCGCGGCAGCGATCAGCCAAAGCAGCTGCTTTATTTCGCTGAACAGCAGCTCGAGAACGAGTTTTACGCAGTCATCCGGGTGACATGGTTTGAGGGGAACCGGGTCAGGCTGGTGGAGGAATCGGCATACAGCTTTTACGACGGCATGACACCGCACGATCTCCGGCTGCTGCTCAAAGATTTACTGACTAGAGGTGCTGACGTTTCTGTTTGCTGCATTGATGGAGCGGATGAGCTGGGCTTGAAATGAGCGAGTTAACAGAGCTGTTCCGCAACGCGATTGATCTGAATCGCTACAGCAACGGCGTCTCACTCCGGCTGGTGCGCGCTTGGAATGATGCAGTTCTCGATGTCGTAGAGCAGCTGCAGCTCCTTGAGGGGTTCGATCGATCGGCGAAAGCAGTCAGATTGCGGTCGATCCTGGCTCAGCTCAAAGAGTCGCTGGATACCTGGGCGGGCACCAGCACGCTGGCAATGCAGCAGGAGCTGCAGGGGCTGGCAGTCCTACAGGGCGAGTTCGCGACAAGACAGCTCCAGCGAGCGCTCCCTGTTGGCAGGGCCGACATCGTGCAAACAGTTGAGATCAGCCCAACGCTTGCTCAGGCGATCGTCACGGCAGAACCAACAGCTGTGGGCGCTGTCAATCTGAGCGACAGCTTTGTGCGGATGAGCACGCAGCCCATCACGTTTCAGCTAACGCTGGGGCAGCAGCTAACGCTGCCGAACGGTCAAACGATCAAGCAGGCGTTTAGCAGCATGTCGGAGAGGCAGGTCGACATTTTCAGCTTGACGGTGCGCAACGGGATTATCGAGGGCGAGTCGATCGAGGCGATCACCCGCAAAGTGCGTGGGCGGCTTCAGAAAGATCAGGCTGGCTCTGTTGACGCGATCATCGCGAGAGGCGGCCAAGCGACGGCCATCCCAAACAACCAAATCAGGGCGATCGTTCGCACCAGCGTCAACCAAGTGGCCTCTACCTCTGATCAGCTGATTGCAGCTCAGAACCCAGACCTAACGAAACATTACATTTACACGGCGACGCTGGATACAAAGACGAGCGACATCTGCAGGGCGCTGGACGGGAAAATGTTTCGCCATCAGGAGGGGCCTGTCCCGCCCCAGCATTTTCAGTGCCGCTCGAGGATTCGCAACGTGCCGCGCGGGCTTGAGAAAGAGTTTTCAGAGATCAGGGAGACCTACGGGCAGTGGCTCAACAATCAGGACGAGAGCACGAAACGTGATGTCCTTGGGGAGGAGAGGTTGAAACTGTGGGATGGGCTTGTCAAAAAGTACGGCCCTACTGATGCGATCCGAAAGTTTGTTTCACAAGATGGCTCGACGCTAACTTTGGATCAGCTCAAATCTCGTGGCTATGGCTCCTCTAGCGAATAAATACAAGTTCAAAGCCTCCGAGGCTCCTGAGGCTGCATCCTGCCCTCCCAAAAAACCAGCAGCAAAAAAAACTAAGGCCAAAGCCTCGTCAGAGGAATGAGGACCTACTACGATCGGCACAGCAGCGCCTGTTCTATGCCTGGCTACATGAAGGGGCCTAAGAAGCCCCAGAAGCCCGCCGGCAAGCGCAAAAAAGCTGGCAAGAAAAAGTAATGGCCTCCCGCAACGTTCCTACAGACAAGGCTTTGTACAGCCGCGTCAAAGCGGCAGCGAAGCGGAAGTTCGACGTCTATCCGAGCGCCTACGCGAACGCCTGGCTCGTTCGTGAATACAAAAAGCGTGGCGGAACCTATACGACGGAATCATCCAAACCCAAGAGCCGTGGCCGCAAGAAAAAGAAAACCTAGGGGCGGCCTCGGGCGTTGGTTCGCCGAGAAATGGGTTGACGTGAAAACGGGCAAACCCTGCGGCCGGCAAAAAGGCGAGAAGCGCGACGGCTACCCAGCCTGTCGGCCATCAAAACGAGTCTCATCCAAAACGCCTAAGACAGCTGGTGAAATGACTGCCGCCGAGAAGGCCAAGTTCAAGCGCGAGAAAAAGGGACCGGCCAAAATCAAATATCAGCATCGGCGGCGCCGGAGGAAAAAGTCCTGATGGCAAAAAAAAAGAAGGACCCGAGACTCGAGCGTTATGGCTTGAAAGGCGTGAACAAGCCAAAACGTACTCCCAGCCATCCCACCAAAAGCCACGTTGTTTTGGCGAAAGAGGGAGACAAGAAAAAGCTTATACGCTTCGGGCAGCAAGGCGTTTCTGGTTCTCCCAGGAAAAAAGGGGAGTCGATGGCAAATAAACGCCGCAGGGCTTCGTTTAAAGCTCGCCATGCGAAAAACATTGCCAAAGGCAAAATGTCGGCGGCTTTCTGGGCAAACAAGGTGAAATGGTGATCTGTTGTTAGTCTTGGGCGGCAATTTAGCCCGTGGCTAATTCATGTCCGAAGAACAAAATGCTCCCGTGGAGCAGGCTGTTGACATTCAAAAGATGCAAGGCGAGCTGGAAGCGATGCGTCGGAAGAACGCAGAGCTTCTCAAGGAATACAAGGATTTCAAGGAATCAACCCAGAACAAGGCGTCTGTACCGGATGGCGTTGATGTTCAAGAACTGCTGGAGTTCAAACGAAAAGCTGAACGAGCAGAGCTTGAATCACAAGGAAAATACACTGAAGCTCGACAGGCTCTGGAGCAGCAGTTCCGTGAGGCGTCGGCGGAAAAGGACGAGCGCATTGCCCAACTAGAGGCTCGCGTTCGAGAGCTAGAAGTGATTGCCCCAGCAACGCAGGAGCTGTCGCAACTAGTGCACGATCCCTCGCTGATCTTCAAGGCGGGAATGCTCGACCCGAAAAACATCGAGACAGGCAACGACGGCAAACCCGTTGTTGTTGATGGCTACGAGCGGATCTCTTTCCCGCAGTGGGTAGAGCGCAATGTGCAGCCTTACATGCAGATCACCGCAAAGCCTCAGGGCAGCGGGGCTCCTGCAGGCCGTGCAAGTGATGGCAACGTTCGGTTTGACGAGCAGCTCATGGCCCGGTTAGTACTTGATGGCAACGGTCGCCCCGGAATCAACATCACTGTTGCTCATGAGGTCGAAAAAAAATACGGCCGTGAGGCTCGAATTGCATACACCACAGAGGCCACCCGTCGTTTACAAGGGCGGTAGTATTTGTAGCAAGGCGAAGCCGTGCTGAGCTGAAGGGCCGTGCCCGACTGTAAACATCATTTCTGAGGATTTGTCATGGCGACTCTTCGCTCTGACTTGATCATCCCCGAAATATTCACGCCATACGTCATTGAGCAAACGACTCAACTGGATGCCTTTTTGGCGTCCGGAGTTGTTCAGCCGATGGCCGAGCTGAATGCTACTGAGGGGGGTGATTTTGTTCAGGTGCCTTTTTACAAGGCAAACCTGACCGGTGACTTCGAGGTGCTTTCTGATAGCTCCTCCTTAACTCCGGGCAAGATCACGGCTGATAAACAGGTGGGCGTTGTGCTCCACCGTGGCCGTGCGTTTGAGGCTCGCGACCTTGCTGCTCTTGCGGCTGGATCCGACCCGATGGCTGCGATTGGTCAAAAAATCGCGGCTTACGTTGCAAACCAGCGTCAAAAGGATCTTCTGTCCTGCCTGGCTGGTGTCTTCGGTTCCGTGAACACGACTGACAGCAACGCTGCCTTTTTTGATCTGACCATCGATGGCGGATCAGGTGACACCCCGACGGCTCTCGCTCCCCGTCACGTGGCAGAGGCCAAAGCCAAACTGGGTGACCAGGGCGAAAAACTGACCGCTATTTGTATGCACAGCAAGGTCTACTACGACCTCGTTGAGCGCCGTGCTGTTGACTTTGTCGTCGCAGGCGATGCAAACGGTGGCGCTGCAACTGCCTCTGGCGGTTCAATTGCCGGTGCGTTCGGCAACCCCACTGTCCCGACCTTCATGGGTCTCCGCGTGATCGTCAGTGATGACGTGACCACGACTGGCAGCGGTGCATCTACCGAATACAGCACCTTCTTCTTCACCCAAGGCGCTGTCGCCTCCGGTGAGCAGCTGGCACTGCAAACTGAAACCGACCGTGACATCCT